AACGGAGGGAACCCTCGCGGGCCCTCCCGTCTCCAAATCTAGACATAATGTGTTGCTACACACATGAATAGACATGGATAAACTAATATCCATAGGACGCAAGCCGCATGCTTATGCGACTCCCAGCAGAGTACTTCTCTGCAATCTAGAGTCTAGATACCCTAGATCCAACGGCGTTTTAGTGCGAGGTTGCCGTACCTCACCGATTCAAGCAAATGCTTCGGATCAATGGTGGGAATACCAATCAACCCAAAACACTTAAGCAAAGCTGGATCATCCGAAAGCGGATCATCCTGTCTAACTGGAGAAGGAACCCAACACCTACAAGTAGTGCGTTGGTATCTCTTACTCCAGCCCCCGATGGGTCGACCCTGCCGATAGGTCAACCAACCGAGATGCTGAGAGTCGTCGTTTGATATTGGAAGAGAACCGAGTAGCAACTCGATTTTCTCCCGCACATATCTAGCAGTCTTCCACAAACCATTTCTATAGAGATGATTTGCGAAGGCTACACTGGCGACGACTACCCTTGGATCAGTCTTGTCTGTTGGGAGAACGTAGTTAGAGTATACAGGTGTAACTTGTATACCCTTATACGCATCCACTCCACAAGATTCTCTGAAATTCCCATTCCAGAAGGATTTTGCGGTGTTAACTTTCAGACAGAAATCTGGAAGTTTGTTACAGACAAGGGGTGCCACATCAGTGGGGACGATTATATCGTCTCCATAGATGAACAATCCAGCGCTATACTTACGTATAGTTCTGGGTGTCACGCGCACTCCTGCATTGTGGATTAAAATGGAAACTATGGCACAATAGAAAACCATAGACTCCATAGGAAAACACAGTGCAGACCCCATAGACGCGAATTTCCGGAGAGCAATGATTTTGCCTGACGGAAGTTTCGCTCTCGTAGTGCGACATGCAAACACCTGCCTACGAAAAGTAGGAACGGATGCAAGCATATCCCAAACGAGAGAACAAGACACACGATCACTAGCTTCGTTCAAATCAAGAGTTGCAAAACTCTTATCAATGGACGAAGAGAGTGCAAACTGGTTATTCACAGACTGGTGAGTGAAATTCACATGACCAGAAGTGAATGAGCAAGACTTCTCTATCTTGCTCTTAAGCCAGGTCGATATAGACTGTTGTATGAATTGCATGCATACAGGTTCTATACCGATAACTCGAGGTGTCTTGAGCGTTTTAGGGACAAAGACTACCCTGACGGGCAGCTCGTCTCGGGGCGCTGTTTGCGTTACCGGATAAAGAGAATTTCCGATATTAAGGTTCCGGATGCTTGCGCATCCGAACTCCAAAAACGGGAATTCTCTTTCCATTCGTGAAGGCCAGGAGAGAAAAGAAAACTTCTTATTCCCTCGAATGCCTTCATTGGTGGTTCCGGGTCCATGTTTTGGATGATACTCCAAGAAGGGGTCCCCATAGGGGGCACTTCGAAGAATGTCACTCCATATGATCCGTCCAACACTTTTAAAGGTGTTGAGAAGATCAAGCGGAAAAACATGGGCTCGCAAATCAGCCTCACACTTGATGAACGCCGATTCTGCAGCACGCTGCCTCGCACGTGTGCAAGGTAAACGGACTTTCTTCTGCAGAAGGCAAATTTGCCTAACTGCGAAGATACAATCGGAATCAGCATCATCAAGGAGTACTCCGTGGCGGTCAAAGATCCTTTCAACGAAACCTGAGAGAAATCTCGGGAGACGTCTTCGTTTCTCGAATCGAAATCCGGGAAACAGAGAAGGTGAAAGGCATCCCAACTCTAGTGCTCTTTCGAACGCTCGAGAAAAGGATGGGAGGGTAATAGTTAGAAAACTATCGCCCTCCATCTCGGACCGACTCGTGATCGTTAAAAGATCACGAGAGGGGTTGGCACCACACTGCATCGCGCAATCCTGCACGATACGCACGGTTAGCTCTACGAGGCTTTTCATCCTACCCTCCTTTAGAGAAGGGGAAGGATCCAAGGCCCTCAGTTCTCGCTTAAAGCGAGGTCCTCAAAACGACCTAAAGTCGGCCGAAAGAAGACTTACGTTTCTCCTGCCAACAACCGGGCATAGCCCGGATCAGCACCGGCGACGCTGGCGCAGAAGCCAGCGATGCCGTTGCCGACGTTGTACAGAAGAGGCGGAAGACCGATCGGGTCGACGTCCCACACAACGTACACCGAAGTGGTGCGTTTCTGGTTCAGAGACGGGTCCAGCGGTACGGCGATGATATCGGACATATCGAAACGATATGTAAACCGATTTCGTTTGCCGTACTGATGGGCGAGTTTCTGGACGATATCCACGCCAGTTCCGGAGTCCGTGTAGCGGTAGGTCGAATGATCAGCAGCTCGTTCTGTAGCGACGAAGGAGTACGGTGTACCCGCCGTCAAGACAGAAATGAGCGACTGGACATTATGAGGATCTGAGAACATTTGAGCTTCCCGTGTTAAAGAAAACGCTGGCGCGAAAGCCCCAGCGCGGCAAGTATCGCGTATTGACTCGGAGTAAGTGAGTCAAACGAGATACCGAACCCGTATGGAGAAGCTTCCTTTCGCAACTTTGTAGTCCTAACAAACTCCAAAGTTGACGAATATGAACCAGGTTCCACAAACTCAAGACCGGAATAACCGGGATCGAGCGCAGGACTGGTCCAGGTGGATGTTATAGTGAAACGTTCCTCAATGGAACGCATCACATAAGTATCCATCGAAAGCTCATTATCGACAGCATTGGTTGAAGCGTTGGAGATAAGATCACCAACGTTCGCCCACCAGTCGATAAACCAGGTCCAAGGGACTACTTCCCACAATAGTTCGGGAGTCACACGATTCCCAAACAAGGCGGTAGTAGCTCTCCTGGTCCATTCAGACGAACCAATATCTGGTACGTAGTAGTAAAACTTACCACTAAACCAGTTTTTGGTCGTTTTCTTGTACTCGTAGTTAATACTACTAGTCCAAGTACCGGAAGGAGAACTGTCAAGATAAATCGGCGGCACACCATGGAATACATCATTGTATTCAATGGATGCGTCGAAGTTATTTATGGCAGCTACCAGAAACTCTTGAATACCTTCGGGATTGCCGTCCTGTTGGACGCCATCCTTAACGATAGGAAGAGTCAAGGAATCCTTCGTCGTCTGAACAGAGTCTTGGTCGTGCCGGACTCTCTTGATCCACTTATTGTTTTGATCAATAAGCTGTTTCAAGCGAGCGTCAAGTTTCCGATAGACGTTGTACGCCTTAATCAGATCCGTGACGATCGGCTTCCACCCAAAAACGTAATTCAGGTAGTCATCTGCAGCAACGCCAAAATAATTCCGGCGAAGACGCAAGACATCATGAAGACGTTGATGGATCCCCGCAGGAGTGCGAGGAGCATCTCTGAGATCAACAAAGAATTGACCCAGAGCAGCAAATGGATTGCCGGGCCTGGCCCTTCGGTAGAGTTTGGTCCCTTCCTGGTTAAGGTCGAGAACAAACTCGCTGAAATCAGCGTATTCGACGAAAGAACGGTCTGTTGGAGTATCTCCCTGCTGACTAATGTCTCGCTGTAAGGCGATACAATTAGAAGTGGTGAAGTACTTTCCCAGAGAGTTCTGACATGTAATCCCATTGCTAGGAGTACATATCAAACTTTCCTTAACGGTATAAAACCGCGAAGGATCGTTTTTCCATCGGTCACTACTAAAGTAGTGAGGAGCGCTGATGACCAAGACAGATGCAGATCCGTTCTGCACATAATAGCGATCGGTAGACAAAGGGTGAGGGGGAAAACCCTCCCCAGTAGTCCACCTGGTATCTATTGATACCAAATCGTTTTTATATGC